CCGCGGGCCATGAACACGGTGACCTGTGGCTGCGCGAGCGTCGGCGAGTCATCCGACACGGCCGACGCCTCAGCATCGAACGACCAGCTAACACCAGCCGACGACACGCCCTTCCAGGCGTTCGTGTTCACATCGACCTGCCGGGCGATCTGCAGGAACGGGTTACCCGAACCCTGCGCCGTCAAGATGATCGACGGGTCAATGAACACCGGCACACCGAAACCGCCGCCCGCGTTCGAACCCTCCGATGCGGCCCGGTACTCCATGTAGGAGCGCATCGCGTGGCGTTCGTCATCCGACAGCAGACCCATGGCCTGCGGCTGGGTGACCAGCTTCATCCACGCCTCACGGTAGTGCTCGTTCTCCGTCACCAGAATCCGGCGGGAGATGTCGGGGTTGCGGCGGATCTGCTGCTCGACGTGGTCCTTCTCGTCGGACCGCAGGTGCGACGTCGAGTTCCGGTCATCGAGCGTGCGCAGCGCCCGGTCACGGGCCTCCGCGTTCGTCATCCGACGCACGTCCGCGTACGCGTCATCGCCGCCGAGGCGGATATTCGCGAGTGCGGACTGCACAGCTTTCGGCCGGCGGGTGAACACTTCCTGCACCGCACGGTGCTCGTCGATACGGGCCACGACCTTGTCCCGCAGCTTCAGGCCGTAAGTGAACGCCTTCTGCTCGTCGGGACTCTTGTCGCGCAGTTCGCCAGAGTCTTCGTCCTGGTGAAGGCTGCGCAGGTGCGCGTCGAGGACCTGAAGGAACTGCTCCAGTTCCTCCGGCCGCTTTCCGCGCAGTTCCTCCGGGGTGGCGTCGCCGAGGTCGGTGACGTCCTTACCGCGGAGCTCGGGAAGGATTTCCAGTTCAGGCATGGTTGTTCCTCATCCAAATCAGGGTGTTGTACGGGAGTTGTTGCTGTGGCTCAACACCGCTGCTGGGTGCCACTGCCGGTTCACCGCCATCCGAGCTCCGCGCTCCTGATCGCCCGGTGAAATCTGTGAGATCCGCAGCGAGCCGAAGTTCGGCTGCCAGCTCACGGATCAGTGACCGGTGCTCCTGCGGATCGAGTTGCGCAAGAAGGGACCGGACGGTGACGCTGGTCGTGTCGTAGGCGGGGAACACAACAGGACCCAACTCGTGGACGTCCGCGTCGTGGATCTGCCGCTCGTCATGGGTCGGCCACGTGTCGCCACCAGCAGGAACCCCGAACCGGAACGACATGCCCTGGATCGACTGTCCCTCGATCGCCTGCCGGACACGCTCCACGTCCGGGTGGTCGTACAGGCGAGCGCGGACGTGCAGGCCGCGGGAGTCTTCCGACAGTGCGTCGATCGTCCCGATGGGCACACCGCCGATGCGCGGGTCTTTGCCGTGGTCGAACTGCAACACCGGCGTCCGCGCCTGGATGGACCGCTTGAACGCGCCTGGAAGGATCGTCTCCTCGAAGTCGCCCTGCATGTCCCGGATGGTCGCCGGAGTGTTGAACACGGCGGCGTAGCCCTCGAGGGTGCGCCCGTCGCCTCCTGCGCCGTCGAACTCGAAGTCGAACGCGCGCAGGCACATGCCCACGTCGGGACGCGAGTTCTCACCGACGTCGATACCGAACTTCCGCGCCGCGGCGCGGATCTTCGGCATTGCCTTCGAACCGAACGGGGACTGCGGTGCGCGGGAAAGCGCGTTGCGGACATGCGCGGCGTCGTGGATCGGGAAATGCCGCAACGACCGCGGTGTCGTCTTCCCACTGGCGTCCTTGTGACCGCCGCTTTCGATATACGCGAAGTCAGAGTCTGGGAGGTCGTTGATGCTCGCGGACGTCATCGCCGCACGGTCGTCGACGGTCGTCATGACTGGCCTCCCGGCGGTAGCGCCTTCTTCGGTGGATTGCCTGCAACCGCTGGCGGTGTCTCGGGTGGCGTCTGCCCGTTGGACTGCTGCAACTGCACCGACACCCAATTCGGGTCCTTCACCAGCAGCGTCATGTCCTGACCCATCACCGCCGCGATCGCAGACTCCCGCGTAAAACCACCCGTCGACAGCGACACGATCGTCGCCGCCTTCGTCTGCTCGATCTGCGCCGCATCTATCGCGTCCTCGCGAAGAATCGGCATGTCGGCGGTGTTCGTCCACAGCTCGGCACCACCCGGCACCTTCACCAGCGGCGCCAACGACGCCGCCAGGTCCGCCAGCGTCGGATAAATCCAGGTGTCGGCCCACAGACGACGCGCGGCACCGAAATTCCCGGCGTTCAGCGAGGAGCCCTGCATCCCCTCCGACGCACCGAGCACGACCGGATGTACGCGCGAGAGCATCGAGATACGCGTCTCGCCGGCACCCTGGGTCGCCTTGAAGTCGAGCTGCTTGAGATCCGCGCCCACCACAGTGGCGTCGGCCCCAGCGGTCAGGTACAGGGTTCGGTAGGCGTTCCGGACTCCCGCATGGCGGGTTTCCATCGCGTCGACCATCTCCTCGAACTGTTCCTTCGTCGCCGCCTGCATCCCCTTAACAACCATGTTCGGGGTGGCGCCGTTCTCGAAAAACCGCAGCTTATGGTCGGTGGCGGCCTTGTCGCCCTGGATTTCCCGGACCGCCGGGGTAATCCACGACATGCCGATACCGGCGCACTCCGGATCCGGCTGCGGCGACCAATGCGCCACCTCATCCGGCAACAGAATCTCGATCGGGTACTTGTTCTGCGCGATACCGCCGTTGCAGTAGCCGTACCCGATCAGCTGTCCGTCCAGGGCGTGCGCCGCGTCGTCGGGCTGCTGCTCCGAGCCGTAGATGATGACCACCCAGTCCGGGCGCAACACCCGCAGCCGGCCCGGCGTCCGGTTCGTGACGTAGGCGTTGCCGGCCAGCCCCTCATGCCACTCCATGATGTTGATGAGCTGCCCCGTGGTGGCGTTCGGCCACGGCTGCTCCAACGGCGCCAAATCGCGAGTTCCGAACAGTTTCCCAGCCTGCGACGACGACGAACGGTTCCGGAACGTGAACCGGGCCTGCGACAGCACCGACGCCCGCACCAACTGGGCACCGAACGCCGGCGGACACTGCCGGATCGCGTTCATGTACCCCGGCAGCGTGTTCGAGATCTCTTTCGACCGAGGCCCTCCTGGCCACGTCTGGTTCAGGCCGAACGGATACTGCTGGTTGTTGAACCCGAAGGTGTTCGCCGGCAGCAGGAAATCCGACAGCCACGCGTCGACACTGAACCGCTGCTCGTCACCCCCGCGGGCGGCCGCGACACGCTCAAGCAGGCCCACGGTCACCCCACATCATCGAAAGGAGAACGGGGTTACCGTGCAGACAGGTCGGGCTTCGCGAACCCCTCGCGCCAACCCAACCGGACAGCTGTAAACGACCACGACACCGCGAACACGACCACCCGAACCGTCTTCGCCGCCACCCAACCCAATGCGTAAAACACAGCTGCGAGCACGGTTGCCAGCAGACGGCCGATATGGACATCCGGCGTCGCCGCGGTCACCCGAGCCGGCAAAGCCTGATCAAAAACAGTCACAGTCGCTCCCTCATCGCCACGCGCCGAAGAACGGCTGGACTTCCTCCACACCGACGTTGTCCTCGATCGCCTGGCCGCGGGCATGATGCGCGAGCACCGTCGCCACCGCGGCGTCGATCAGCAGGCCATCGCCGCGCTTCGCCAACTTCAGGTAATGCGTCGGCAGATCATCCGGCTCGCCAGGGCGCGGCTTCTTCCGAGCGCCCTTCACGATCACCGTGTTGTTCATGTGCTTCGCTAACGTCTCGTCACCGTCGTGGGTGATCTCGCCGCCAGCGAACGAAGTCTGGAACCGTTCAATTGCGGCGTCGAAGCGGTACTCGTTGTTCGTCGGATACTCGACGATCTTCTTCGGGAAATCCGCAGCCCATCGGTCCAGATAGTCCTGCCACCGGTACGGGTCCGCGAACATATACGCCACCTGGTAGGCGGCGAACGTGTCCCGCACCACCTGGTCAACCTCGGCCGACGGCACCGTCCAGTCGACCGCCAGATCCGGCTTCTCCCACACGTGCAGGCAAAACAGCCGCCCATCGGAGATGCGTGACGCGATCAACGCTGTAGCATCCCGGTACTTCGACCCGTCGAAGCCGAGCGCGACCAGATCGCCGGGCTTGAGCGCGTCGTCGCGTTTGAATGCATCCCAGCGGATCGGATCCACCAATGCGGACTGGCCAACGATGACCTCGTTCAGAAAGAACCGGCGCCTATCCGCCTCAAGATGGCGCGCCGACTGCACCTCGTGCAGGATCCGGCCACGCACATTCACCCAGCCGCCGCGTTCGCGGGCACTGTCACCGTACTGGCGCAGCAACTCCGCGTAGACGGCCTCAGTGTCGGACAGGTCAGCGACCCGATGCGGTTCTACCGTGTCAACCAGGACCCGCTCATCACCAGAGTCGCCGGTGATCTGCGCCTCAGACCCCTCGGTCGGGTCCCAACCGTTCGTTAACTCGATCCAGCGGCCGTCCATGCCGGCGACGTTGCGTTTGACCGCGCCGCACACCTTCCGATAGCCGCCCTGCAACGTGAACAGGTGCGACTCGGTGATCGACACGAACGTCATCGGCGCACCCAAACGGGCCTTCGCCGAGGTCGTAACCGGCTCAATCTTGCCGCCAGACGGCAACACGACACGTGTTTGACCTGCATCAATGCCGCTCAAGTCGATCAGCGGGCCGAGCCGGATCATGTTCAGTAGCGGCCGCCACGTGTTGTCGGTCTGATCCTCCGACGTCCCTAGGCAAACGATCAGCGGCGTCGGGTACGGCGCGCCAACCGGCTCACCGGACGCGTCCCAGCCGTCGAACCGGGTCGGGCCAAGACCTTCCGCCAGCAACATTGACGCGCCGAACGGGTCCTTGCCCCACTTCTGCACCCTGCGCAGCTGCCCACCGGTGTACCGCAGCGCATCCGGTGCCGGCCACGGTGCCGCATACGGGTACAGCCGGTAGAACGCGAGCAGGAACTTCCACATCTCGTCGGTGAGCAGGAACGGATCACCCTGCCGGTAGCCGTCCGGGATTACGCAGTTCGCTTCGATCCAGTCGCCGACCTCGTAACCAAGCGTCGGATACTCGCCAGGCTCACTAGGCCCACGCCACGGCATGTTCAGGCCGTTTCGACGGCCCGGACACGCGTCCGGCCGCTCGTAACCCGCTCCTGGCGCTTCTCCGCAACCTCGTCCGACGAGATCTGCCACCGCAGACGCAACATCGCCATCGGCGACAGTCCCAGACGGTCCTCAAGCTGCCGAACCTCACCCAACAAGCCCGCGACACCCTTAATCGCGGCCGCGCCGGACTCACGCATCTCCGCGATCGCCAAAAGCCGGCAATAACGGGCCACAACCCGCTCAGAACCGATCTTTTCCCACGCGACAGCCTGCGGAAGCTTCCAAAGCTGCTCCCAAAGGTCGATTTCCTCGCCCGAGACGCCTGGAAGGGGCCATTTCGGCGGTTTCCCTCGTCGTCCACCCTGCGGCAGGACCATCAACGGCTGCGCGAGACCACGACCCGGCCGGACGGCGCTCGGCTTGGGCGCTGCACCCATTCCAGCCATCACGCCCCCTATGCATTTTATGCA